AGGCCATGTGCGATTGGGCCGTATCCATGATGGAGAAGGAGGACGGAAACGGGAAGAAGGTCAAGATAACCCCTTTCACCAAGGAGCAGGTGGATGAGATGCTGAAGAAGTATAGCGTGGACGTGAAGAAAAAGGGTGGATACGATTATGTTTACGCCGCCAACATGTGCAAGGCCGATTACCTTGGCTCCTCCGTGCCTAACGAGCAGTACGCCGCTCTTTATGTCAAGAACGTCTGCGACGATCCGGACGCTTACGACGGGATAGTGTTCACTCGGTTCTACGCTGATTGCATCGGGTCCGGCACGCCTATAATCTGGGAGGAGATGATGGGAGGCTGGGGCTACATACTGAGGATCTTGAAGGGAGAGTCCCCCAAGGACGTGCTGGCGAGTATGCCGGAGAAGGATTTTGACAAGGTATCCGAGGTGGTGGGCAATCTCAAGGCAACCAATCTCACCCGGCAACAAAGGAGGAGGATAGAGCGGGAGTTCAAGACGGTAAGGAGATGATACGACGGGATTACCATATCAAGAGATACGATTGGGTGATCCACGTGCTGTATAACGTCACCTGCTCGAGGATATCCGATATCATAGCCCTATTGAGGAGGGTCGGTTGCCCGGAAAGCAAGATACGGGAGGCTTATGGCAATATGGGGTCGTGCAATCTGGACGTGGGACTTACTTATTCCAGCTACCGGCGGAGGGAATCCGTCATGGTGATAGGCCGGACCTCGTCTTACAGGGAGTTCTCCAATTCGTTGTTCCACGAGTGCCGGCACTTGACCGATCACATGGCTATAGCCTTAAATATGGATGTGGGTGGAGAAGAGATAGCTTACCTAAGCGGGTACATAGGAGGAAAGCTAGCTCCCGATATCCAGCTGTTCATTTGTGATTGCAATTGTCACGAAAACGAGATAAACAGACATATTTATCAATAAAAAAAAGAAAATAAAATGGTAACAAAAGCAGATTTAAAAATCGAGGCCGCTCGTCTTGCGACGGAATCCGTAAATGAGGCGCGCGAAAAAGGGGAAAAATTGGAGTTTACTCCTTTAGCGGAAGAAATATATAACTTTCTTCAAAAGGATTTGGATTTGAGGGACACGGATGATCCTCAAGGTATGGTTTCGCAAGTGGCTTCTATGATTGGGGGAATGAATTGGAGCAATATATCACCTAAACAAACAGAAGATGGATCAGACACGAAAGAGAATGTTGCTGGCGAAACGGCTTAAACGATCATCCTCGCATTTGGTTAGACCTCTCCCTTATCAAAGGGACACAACAGATACAGGGTATATGTGGATAATCTTATTGTTTTTCTTATGGTGTCCACTCGTTAATAATGAAAAAAGGTAAGCAACATACAGAAAAGAGAGAATCCTCCAAACGTGAACTAGATCGATTGGTTGATTCTCTCGATTTCGAGCCTGTCAACTTCTATGAGGTGATGGCTCGGATACGGCACTTGATGTGCCTGTTATGATATCTCTGAAATTAGGCAACTGCAAATAGAACGAGAATCTGCTTAACGGTCTCCATCGTTCAAGCAATGATCGGTTACACTCATTCCATCCATCTTTTCCGAAGCGGATATCCAAGGCATTAGTTATCTTACGCACGATAGACTGGATGTATGGTACATTTGCCCTGTTCCCAATGGAAGGGGTATAAATACATATTTTGTATATTCCTCCATTATTACAATCCCAGTTTCCCCTGTAAAAAGTGATATGGGCTTTGTCTAGTATCGCCTCGTCTGACAAGCTTATAAATCCGTTGTAACATCCGACGTACCTAGCTTCGAATACTTTTAATCCAGTGGACGATCGAAGAAGCTTTTTCAATCCTCTCTCGTCCCGGACAATTTGGCTTATTCCCATGAATTAATGATTATATAGTCCCCGCAATCTTCAATATACTTTATTCCGGCACTATCAAGAGTATTCTCTATGTCCACTTGGCACAGGCAAGATTCCGGTATGATATTGTCATACCCTTCCGCTGGGATCATTTTCGTGATTTGCGGGAAATGATCCTCTAGTTGTTTAGGGGATTGTATTTCTACATCCCCGTCGTAAATAAGTACGCACATGTTATTTAAATTATGAGCCTTCCCATGAAGGCTCGGTTAATACTATTCCTCAGATCGAGTATAGGCATCCAATGGGTAACACAAATTTTATCACCATTAGTATCATACCATTCATTACATTCTCTGCAATACAACCCTGTTGTAAGTATTTAAAATAATTAGTACACCAGCAGCCAGTTATTACCAGATCTTCATCATCAGGTAACTTATCTTTTGTGCTTATCCACGGGAATTTCTTTGCCTGCCATTCGGCACCTGCTATAAAACCGTGGTAATATGCAGGGAATACACTACCGCTACTCCTGCTTTCAGCGAAGAGATGAGCCGCTTCTTCTACTGTCTGTCTCATATCAATCTTGCTCATATTTATTTTCTTTTTTAATTAAACCTATCACATATTCGCATCCTGCTTCAAACCCCTTGTTATATCCCATACTATCACGGCCCTTGAAATAAAAAGAACCTAAGCATAACATAAATCCTATTATCATCAATATGAGTCCTAGGCCGAAGAAGGGTTGGGAAAAAGATATATGGAAAGGCTTAAACTGTATTGTCATTCCGGAGGATAATATGAATATTACTGAAAGCATAATGACTGCGGGTAGTATTGCCTTAATCATTTGATCCTCCTTTCAGCAATTCGAGATTGTCATAAACATTCCCAATAACACTTCCTTGGCACACCTCAAAGTCTAGCAGTTCACATGGATTAACCCCATCTAGGGATATGCACCATCCTGTATGTTCATACAAGTCAATTACTTTGGGAAACTCTCTTTTCTCTTCATGTTTCCATGTTGAGAATATAACGGCATAAATACGTCCGCTTGGAGCTTTTATTAAATCCCCCTCGTAAATCTCCTTTCCGTTCTTGTCTTTTAGGCCTGTGTACTGGCCTACGGTAGTTTCATCAACATAAGGTGTTTTATCATAGTTTTCATTAAAATGATAACCATCATCAATGAATTGTCCATGAACACCAATAGCTGTTTCTCCATCATTCCATTGCAATAAATCTCCATACACCCACTCTTTAGTATTAAGATTCTTCCCTCTGAATTTAATCTCACGCATTTGATCCTCCTTTCTCTAAAATATCCTTACAAGCCTTGCTATCACACCTTACCGGTTTTTGATGGAAAGCGCACCAAGCGCCCCCGTTTGCGTCTTCATCCTCGATAAGTCGGCAATCACCGCATTTATCTGTTAGGTATTTCTTGTCAAGGTATCCTTCCTTGATAAGCCATTCAATCATATTCACAACAGCATCTAAGACATTCTTTTTCATAACCTCATGCTTGCAGTCGTATCCCAGTTCTGTGTATTGGATGAACCAATACACGCTATCTTTTGTGATTTCCAAACTTAAATCGGGTCGGTTGCGTTGTGAAATCGTGGCAGGAAGCATGTTTATCAGCTTGGATAGAGACCAAGCCGGGAATGCCATATCTTGATCCACATGATTTTCAACCCTGCCATATTCAAATGCGACCGGTAATTCAAATTCATCCAAATATATGTCTGCCGTATCCGGTCTCACCCCGGCCTCTAACAGGCGTGATGATTGTTTTTTATTCGTGCAAATTTGATTCATATTATAATTCGTTGTTAAAATATTCCTTATTATCCACATTTACCCCTCCTGTATTATGACATCCCCATCCTTATCCGTGAACACGTCCACTAAATCGTAGTAATATTGATCATCGGACGTGCGGATCATTACCTCCGCTTCCGGGTCTTGCTCTTGGAGTAGAGCGATCAATTCCCTGTTTCTCATATCAAAATAATGTTTTCTCAATCTCGTAATTGTAAACCAAAACCTCCGTACTCTCCCTTATCCGAGAGTGAACGGCCGTATGAGTGGTGACTTTTACTTCCTTATGGTTCCATTTGTTTTCATTGACAAAGGAGCGTAAGGTGTCAGTCCAGTAATTGCTAAGAATGAATTTGCCATTGATCCTAGACAAAAGATCTAGCAGATCCGCAAGGTCATTCTCCCCATAACCATAATAATGACCTTGAACCGCCCCGGGATAAGGAGGATCAAGGTAAAATAACGTATCAACGCTATCCCTGTTCTTGATAACTTTCAACGCGTCCCTACAGGAAATCTGCACCTCTGATAGGCGATCGTACAATTTCTCGTTGAACTCCTCACGCTTATTCCTGAAAACCTTCCCGAAGTGTGTCCCGGCGGTACCGTTACAGAATTTCCATCCTCCATACAAGCTACCAGAATGGCACTCATTTGCCATGATCCATACGGCCCAAGCCTTGTCTACATCCGAGACCTCAGATCGTCCTCGATAAATGTTCCTAGCCCTAATGTAGTCAGACTCGGA